AAAAAATTAGATATTCCAAACTTTTCAGCTTCTTCTATCTGTGCTATAAATGTCTTCATCTTTGCATCCAAGAGATTCTTTTGATTAAGCCAAATCCAAGCCTTAGCTCTAACATCTGCTTCTGTTTCTGCTTCCCATTCCTGACTAATAGTACTTAAATGCTCATAGTTGTAGTACCAAGCGAGCCAATCCTTTTCTCCTCTCTTGCAGGATTTGAAACCTACAGGCAGTTGTTCTCCCAATTCACCTGGAGTTGGGGCTGCCATTATTTCGGAATTATCTGTATTCATAGTTGCTAATTCTTTCCAGCTTTTTAATTCCCACATTCCTATCTCTAACTGAAAAATATAATACCAATACATTTCACCTTGTGGATAATCCACAGAACGTAATTGCATAGCCATTCTTATGCTAATGACGTTTGGTTCTACCATTTCCTATATGTCCTTTCCTTACACTTGGCTTCATCATTGATAATATCTTATCCCTTTCAGTTTCACCTTGCAATTTCGGAGGTTGTGTAATTCCCGGTTGAGCCTTACCAGCCTTTTCAATCTCTTTATTTTCCCATTCTATTACATCAACCATTTCAAAGTATAAATCCCATTCTACCTGATTAAGCTCGGAAGGAGCTATGCCAAGCCTACTGAAATTTAAGTAGGTTGCTCCTTTCCATCTTTCTGTGAAGAATTCGGTATTTCTTTCTTTTTCCCCACCGGTAGATTTGTTATTGTCTTTTCCCAAATTCCCCACAATTTTATAAAAAAACCCTCATTCACCTCAAGTATCTTAGGAAGATAATCGAGAGCTTTCTCTGCATCCATTTCGCTTAATTCTGTCCTTGAAAGTCTTAATCCCAGAGGAACAAGCTTGGAAGCTAAAATCCCTGTAGCACCTACACTTTTTCCCAATTTAATTTTAACATCACTTACTATTTCTTCTGGTTTTTTTTCTGCTATATCCCCATAATCAAACGTTGCATCCAAGAATTTCGTATAGGCTTCAGAAGCTTGTTCCATTTCCGGGAAACGGAATTTATAGACTTCTCTATCCATTAAGCAGTACCCCATTCCCAATAACCAAGTTCATAACCAGCTGAGGCTCCATGCCAAATTGATTCCCATCTGACTTGATATAGTCTATTCTCATTGGGACTATCAGTTATATCTATAGGGCCAACTATATAAGCATCGGGCATGTGAATAATGAAGTTATTCGTTGATGGGCAATGATCCTGCATAGGATGCGTATATGTTACTCTCATAGATGTATCTATAGCACATTCATCAAATCTATATCTTTCAGATGCTGAAGTTGTGTAATCTCCTGACTGGATATAAATAATCTGTCCATTTATAGCGACAGCGGGGTCGTTTGTATTAACTAAAAATACACCATCCACTTCCGAAAATTCAAATTCTGTTCCTTCAACCAATATGTCAGCACCACCTATATCCGATGAAAATACTACAACTGCTCCAGTTGCACCAAAGGCAAGAGTTCCATAAGGTGGTCTATAGATACTTCCTAAATTTTCAAGTACTGTTACTGCATTTTCTATATAAACTGGACCGAATGGTGTGTCAGCCACAAAATTCCCAAGCGCACCACCTATAGATTGTGGTGTAACTCCCTGAAAAGCTCCTAATACTTCATAGGCTGAGCAGTCAAGTGTGGCAACCATATATTGACCATTAACATATTCCTTGACACATTCAACTACATTATAAACGGGGTTTATAGTAGGATGTTGTTCAAGTAACTTTCCGTAATTTATAAGTTGAACCCTGCCAAGGTCAATGGTATCAACACCATTATATATTTCTATAGTTCCAGTTCTAATTTCTACATCTGTACATTCGCAAGGCATTATTTTCTCCTTTTAGCTTTAGCTATTTTTATTTTTAATTTCAATTTTTTAGGTCCCCAATCATCGTTGAGTTCCTTTAATTCTGCTTTATATTTTACTCTTCCTTTTCTGTTTTTAGTAATCTCCATTAATTTTTCCTTATATTTCGCATTTCCTCTTTTAAGTTCTCTTTGCAAATCTTCTAAACTTTCTTCTTTTTCCAATATATCCTCCTATTAGGCTGTGCATATATTCTGTCTTATATAAACTTCCATTTGAACTACCCTTAACTGTAATTGTCCTGGTTGTTCCGATGCAAATCTTAAATAATCAGTTCTACCAAAAAAAACCCTGACTGCTTGTCCTGCTAAATGAATTGGGTGAGCGCATAATGTTTCTTTTACCAATTTCTCCCAATCCAAAGCACCCGATATCCCAACAGTTCCTGTAACCTGTTTATCTTTTTCATATATCTTGAAGAGTATCCAAAGATTAATGCAAAAAATCTCATTGGCATAACTTATTGTTTCAGAATCTTGGAAATCCTCATCTATTTCTGAATATACAGGCTCTGCAACTATGCAAGGATAAGTAGCATGCGGAACAGATTCCAATTCAACCCAACCTTCGTAAGTTTTATTATTGCCAGCCATTGCATCCAATCTTGTTATCACTTCATTCCATGCAGCTTCTTTAGTCATTGCCATAACTAACCTGCCAGTGGGATATTATAAGCCACAGCTCCACCAGGAACTTTTTGAGCTTCAGTTACAAGGCTTGATATGAATTTCATTCCTAATATTTCACCAATTCTCTTTGTTGATTCAGTCAAACTTGACCATATATAAGGTCTTTGTGGAATAGTAACTTGGGTTGTAGATACCCAATGTCCATCAACATAGAACTTCAAATAGGGTGCATTCTTGGCTTTAATAACTCCACCAAGTTCATGTATTCTTGCATATTTGAGATTAGAACCAATTCTACCTATAACTCCACCACCCATGATATATTCTTCCCGGTCTATCGAACCTGCAAGCCTTCCTGTCTTTCTTTTTAATACCTGTCCACTCAACTTGAATTGCACTATATATCTCTGCATGAACATAGTTGCATCTCTCATTGCCAATAGAGAAGATTGGGGAATAGTCTTTCTCATTCTATCCAATCTCTTTGTGAAGTTGGTTACGTCTATTCTACCTTCAATCAAATTGACAGCCTCGCATATTTATCAAAAACTTTATAAAGATATTTTTCATTGAATTCTTTTGCTTCTCCTTCTTGTTCTATTGCATGATGTGAACTTTGATATGTATTTGTCATTTTCTTTTTCAATGCCATTCTTAAGTCAAGTGGAAGATTTGAGTATTTCGAATAAGTTCCTGATTCTATATATACTGTAGCACCATCTACAATTGCCCCAGTTTCTATTATTACAACTTCACCTGTGTCATCCATAACTGCATAATCAATACTTTCAGCATAAGTTATTCCAGCACCTGCTGCAGCTGAATTTAAAACCACATTTGCCAATCCTGAATAGTATCCATGGCAAACCTTGACTGCTCTATCTTTATATACAGTAAATCCAATGGTTGTGGGTAAATTTGTAACAGCAGTGGGATTAGTGGCATAGCCATGGTCATATACAACTTCTACTAATTTCATTCGCACAGGAAAATATCCAAATTGTAATTGGATAACTCCATTTATATACCAAACATAATCAGTCTGAACAGTAAGCGTATTCTCATAAACCCCATCATTATCATCATCTGTCTTTACAGTAGTTATTGCAGTTACCAATCCATGATTCAAAAGAATTGTATTATCTCTATTCCCATCATGATATTCAGTCTCACCTGTAACTTGATTTAAATCTTGATTCATATAGATAGAAACTTCTGCTTCTTCACCATCAATAATTTCCTGCAATAAAACATCATCATAGTTCTCATTCATGTGTATGAAGCTCTTAAACTCAGCTAATGCTATTAGGCTCATTTTCTTTTAGCTATCAATTCCTTCGAGCTCAAGAAAGGATTTTTTTTTTCTGTTTCAATATCAACAGTTTCCTTATCCTCTATATTTATATCTTTTGTCTTTTTCTTTTTCTTATTTTGCTTATCCCCTTTTACTTTTCCAACTATTTCATATTCACTTTTAGGATATCTTTTTAAACTTTCCTCGTCTATAGGAACTATCTCATTAGCAGCATAGTTTACTCCCCCTTCATAAACGGGGTAACCAAATACAACTTTCACTATTGCCATTATTTAACTCCTTTTAAATGTGGAGGAGGGGAGAGCTACTCCCCATCAGAGGTTAATCCTCCATTATTTTTATTTATTCTCCAGGATCAACAAGTTCATGTATCATTATTTGTCTGCCAACAAGCCATGAACTAACTGCTACACTATCAGATGTCACAATAAGTCTTATTCTCGCATTTCTATACAGTTTCCAATTATCATATAGGTCTAATGGGTAGTATGTCAGTATATTAGCACTTGCATCTGTATCTATGAACAATGTATAGAGAACAGTCCAGCCTGGTGCGCCAGGAAATTGATATTGGACATGGCCTGAAACAGAATCAACATCTGCTGCTACATTTAATTCCACAATAAAAAATGAAAATGCCCAGTCTTCCATAGCCCATCTATCATAAGAAATAGGAGCTCCAACAGAACAAGGTGGAGTAGTCCAATATTCCTGTGAATTCTGGTCATAAACGGAAGGCCAGGGATAGATTTCCTCTATCAATGTATCCACTTCACCATACATATTCGTATCTATTGTTGTGTCTGTAACTGGAAGATAATAATAGACAGTATCCGATGTATAGAATGTATCGCAGGAAATTGGCACAGCCAATGTATAATCACGATGTAGTTTTATATTCTTAGCTCCCATTACACTCATAGTAAGCGCAAATACACAAAAGATTGCTATTGCTATAAAAAGTATTATTCTTTTCATCGTTGACCTCCTATACCGCTGCAGTTCTAAGAACAGCAATTAAATCACCAAGCACAACCTCTATATCAATTCGTTCATGGAATCTTAAAGCTGCAAGGTTGAATTCAGCAAGATTGGTACCATCAACAGTGGCCTCAGTTAACAGTTTGATTTGCATCCTTTGTCTATCACCGAATGCAACCGATTCCTTTAGATCTCCATAAACAACAAACTTAGCGCTTGGAGCAGAATCATTATTGTTCGGCATTACACAAGTTGTTTCATAGGGCTTTCCACAAAGTGTGCCAGGTGCATTTGCAGCGGGTGGACTCCAGATATATTGATTATTCATATCTTTTAGCTTCCTAAGATGTATCAATATATTCGGATGGAAATAAAACTTTCCAGAAGTGCCAGCGCAAAGAGCATCAACAGTATCAATCATATCAAGTAGGTCATTAAAATCAATATTGGCAAAGTTAATATCTCCAGCATTCATCGTAACAACCTGAACCGTTGCATCATTAAGAATACCAGTAATTCCAAAACCACCATTTCCATTAAAGAGAGCATTATCTTCCCCCCTCGCAAAGGAAGTAATTACTAACCTTGTAACTAATTCGATTAGAGGAGGTGTAGCATCTGCCAACAGCTCTTCTTCCCAAACAACAAT